GGCGAAGGAGTAACACGCGATGCTGCACAAAGCGTTTTGGTTTGAAATCAAACAGACCTCCGACGAAGGAAAGATTCTCGGGTATGCCTCGACGTTTAACAATGTCGACGAGCAGGGCGATGTGGTGCGGCCGGGCGCTTTTCTCGATACGATCGCCGCGACCGGCGGCCAGGTGCCCATGCTCTGGCAACACCGCACCGCCGAGCCGATCGGCAAGACTACATCGCTTCAGGAAAACAGCAACGGCCTCCTGATGGAGGGCCAGCTTCTCATGACCCTGCAGCGCGCCCAGGAAGCGCTGCTGCTCATCAAGGAAGGCATTGTCAAAGGCCTCTCGATCGGCTATGACCCAACCAAATATGCCTATCTCGAAGATGGCGTGCGGGAATTGCTCGGGATCAAGCTGTATGAGGTTTCGCCGGTGACATTCCCGGCCAACGAACAGGCGCAAATCTTATCCGCCAAAGACCTGAAAACGATACGGGATTGGGAAAGCTTCTTGCGGGACGCGGGGCTTCCTACTGCCTGGGCCAAAGCGCTACTGGCCGAGGGCTACGCGGGCATCCAAAAGCACACGCGGGACGCTGTGCCGGCGGATATCGCGAAAGCAATTGAAGCGCACTTACTCGACATCAGCATGGAGGCTTTCTATGGATTACAGTGAGCTGACTCGGTTACTCGATCAGCATAAGCAATCAATCACCACACAACTAAGTGAAACCAAACAGGCCCTGCAGGAAATCAAGGCCAAGGGTTATCTCGATCCGGAAACGAAAGAAAAGCTCGTCAAACTCGAGACCAAAGGCGAGGAGATCACCAACGCCTATAAGGATTTTCGCGAGAAAGAGCTGAAGACCCTGCAAGACGAAAATAAGCAGATGCGGAAGGACCTCGATGACGTCGCGACGCGCCTGAACCGGAAAAGCGTCGGCCTTCCGGGTTTTGAGGGCATGAAGACGTATGGCGAGGCCTTCACCGCGAGCGAGGTCTTCAAGGAGTGGCATAAGCGCGGCAAGCAAGGACCCGTCAGTCTCGAATTCGTCAAAGGCCATTACCAATTCAGCATTCCACTGACGCCGGGCATCAAAGCCGAGGGTCCAGCAGGTGGCGGCGTGACGATTACACCGGGCGTGGCAGCGCCGCAAGCCGCTCCCGCATACGGCCCGCAACCGGTAGCGCCGCTCTTTCCGAGTGGCCAGTGGTTTCCGGTAGCGCCTACGATCGTACCGGGCATTCAGAGGCCCCCGGATTGGTCGCCTACGATGCGCACGATCATCCCGAGCGCGCCCACCTCAAGCGACTCCATCCGCTACTTGCGGGAGAAAGCGCCCTATGATTATTCGACCTACACGGCCGACTATCAAGTCCAGTACGGCGACAAGAAGAAGGAGTCGACACTCGCCTATGAAGTGATGGCGCTGCCCGTCGTCACGATCGCGCATTACATCAAGGTGCCGACACAGATGCTGGACGATGCGCCGATGCTGGCCGGCGATATCAATAACCGGCTGCTGGTCGGCGTCGATCGAAAAGAAGATTACGAGATCCTCTACGGCGATGGCGCGGCCGGGCATCTCTACGGCATCGTGCCGCAGGCCACCGTTTTCGATAAGGCAAGTTTTGATGCCCTTGTATCGAATGCGACCGCGATCGACTATTTCGCCGGTATGCTGATGCAGCTCGCGGCCGGCCGCTATGTGGCGACCGCGGCTGTGGTCAGCAATTCCGCCTGGTGGGGAATGGCGCTCATGAAGAACGCCATGGGGATATATATTCTGGGCGGTCCGCAGGCAACAACCCCGCTTTCTCTATGGGGAACCCGCGTCGTTCTGAATCCGATGATGACGCCGGGGAGTGCCTTGGTGGGCGATTTCGCGATCGGAGCGGAGCTGTTCGACCGCATGACCGCGAATATCCAGGTGGCCAATCAAAACGAGGACGATTTCATCCGGAATCTGGTCACAATCCGCGCTGAAGAACGGCTGGTACTCGCGGTATTTTTGCCAGGGGCTTTCGTCTATAACGGCTCGCTCACTCCGCAATCGGTTTCGGCCTTCGGGCAGCATCTGCCAAAAGTTCCGCAGGCCGATCACGAAGCGGAAGGCGCTCGCGCCGCGGAATCTCCCAAGCCAATAAGAAAATAAGTTACGTCGCATGGACGAAGAGGGCGGAGCGGCACGAAAACCTCCAAAACGAACCACATGGCTCCGTCCTCCTTTCTCGGAAAGGAACGCTATGAAGACCGAATACCCGAACAAGGGAAATGTGCCGCACGAGACAAAGCAGCCGAAGCCGGAGCCCAAACCCGAACCGAAACGAGAGCCTGAACCAGAACCCGAAAAGGAACCCGATGCTCCAGGACGTGAAGGTGACGAACGCGGCGACGATCCCGCTCACGCTCGATGATCTGAAGCTCAACGCACGGGTAGACGGCCAGCCGGATGCGACGTTGTTAACCGATAAGGCCGCGGCGGCGGTGGCTGCCTGTGAACTCTATACGTCGCGGCCTCCCTATCATCAATCGTACGAAGCCTTCTATGATTGTGACGCGCAAGAGCGGATCTTGAAGGTTCCACGCTGGCCCCTGACGAAGATCCTGGCCTTTGAACTGCAAGCGAGCGATGGAAGCTGGAGCCAGGTCGCCTCCGGTGCCTATCAACTCCTGGGCGCGCGTATCTATCTTTACCCCGCGGGCCTCGGGCTCAATGACGCTTTTATCCGCAACCTGACCCCCTTCGATCTCAATTACCGCGACGGAGGAGTGGCCGCCGGGAGCCAGGCGCACTTCTACTACCGCGTCCAGTTCGAAGCCGGGTATGACGAGACCGACAACCCCATGCCCGCTAGTATGCTGCAGGGGATTTATCAATTGACGACCTGGCTCTATGACCACCGCGACGGGGAAGCGTCGGATCCGAGTCCCGAGAATGTCGTGAGGAATCTGCCACCTACCGTGCGGGCGCTCTGGTATCCGCTGCGGGTGCAATGGTTATGATAATGAGTCGGGAACCACAACATATACGGATTGTGGTCCCCAGGGGAAGCGCTAAACAAGCCGTGCCGGGCGCAGGCACTAAAGTCTTTCTCGATGGCGTGGAGATTCAAAACATTTCGAAAATCTCTTTCACCACTACCATCGAAAACGTCATGAGCGTCCAAGTCGAATTCGTGCCACTCGGCGGATTTTCCTTTGAAGAATCGATAGAAGATCCGCCAGAGTACCGGACGCAATGAAGGGCCAGTTGACGGACGAAGAACGCGCGGCCGTACAGGCTCTGCGTGACGCTGCGGACGGGAAGATTTCCTATCGCGAGGCAAAGCGCCGTTTCGAAAGAAAGCCAACAAAGTTCCTGACGTTGTCGCGAGCCATCCGTATTCTCGGCGAGGCTGGTCTTTTGGCCGTCGCCTGGCAGAACGCACACTGGTCGGTTGCGACGATTCTCACGCTCATGACGATTCAAATAGAACTGATGATGGTGGCCTTTGGCGAGCGTCCTTGAAGCCTCCGAACTCCGCGATACGGCCGTTTTCTATCAGCGCCAGGCGATCGATGATGGGGCCGGCGGGCAGGTGGAAAACTGGGCCGAATTTCATCGCGATTGGGCCAAAATCACCCCGCAGGCGCTGCCGGAACGCTATGCCGGCGAGCAGATGGCGATTGAGGCGACCTTCAAAATCGAAATCCGGCGGCCGCCCATGGGCATTACGCATCAGCATCGGGTGGAATTGCCGACTGTCGTCGATACGAATCCGGATGGCAGCGCCAATTTACTAGACATCCGCAGTGTTGCGTGGGGCTTGACGCAATTCACGATTCAAGCCGACCAGATCGCGCGTGGAAGAAACGGTTCAAATACAAGGACTGCCCGAAATTAAGGCGACCTGGGACGACCTGCGCGGCTGGCCCGACTGGATCCGGCGCGAATTTACGGTCGCCGCCTTCGATATCCAGGCGCGCGCCCAACGCGCCGCACCGGTACGGACCGGTCGTCTGCGAGCCTCGATCGCCGTCATCAATAATCCGCCGCAGGGCGGGGTCGTCGGCGTGGGCGTGAACGTGAATTATGCGGGCTTTGTGGAATACGGAACACGGTATATGCGGGCGCGGCCCTATTTCTGGCCGGCCGTCGATCTGGCCATGCAGAATTTCTACGCGCGAGTCGCCACGCTGATCGGAACGCGAGCGGCATGAGCCCGCGCTTGTTAGCCTGGCGAAGCTTCAAACAATGAGCCCGGATCTCTTCGATATCCAGGTCGCGATGGTCGAACGTATGCGAAACGAAAGCTGGCTCATGAGCCGCGTCTCGGGCGTGTACGATTATGTGCCCGACGACGCCCAGTATCCCTACGTAGTCGTCGATCAATTGAATGCCATCCGCGACGGGATGATTTCGCAAAGCTCCTCTCTCTCGATCCAGCAGCTCTTGACGGCGCTTTCTACCGACGATGCGAGCGAAAAAGGCTTTCGCCAGGTGCGCGAGATCGGCTCGTGCCTGATTGCGCTGTTCGAGGCCAGGCCCCTCATTGTGACGGGTTGGGCAAGTGGTCTGAAGCGCCAACTCCAGACCGCTATCGCAGCGGCCTCCATCCGCCGGGTCGATGACAAGCTTCGCGCGGCCTTGGTAACCGTGCAGATCTTCGGTTTTTAACGCAGAAAGGAAGGGATTTTCTATGGCCACAACACTGACAGCCGATATGGATGCAGTTACAACCACTGCCGCCTTAAATGCAGGGCATGATCCGGTAAAAGCAAACGACATCTTGCAAATCGATGCGGAAAAGATGAAAGTGACATCGATTGCAGGGGACCCGATTCTCACTGTGACCCGGGCGCAGGCGGGCACGACCGCGGCAGCGCATACCACCGGTGCGAATGTCGGGATCACATCGGGCAGCGCGAGCATCTGTGAACAGATTGCACCGGGTGGCACCTATCCGGGCTTCATGCCGGTGCCGGCGTATGTCTATCTCGGCACGTGTGCCGATAGCTCGAGCGAGCCGACCTGGCAGGAGATTTCCAACGTTGAATCCGTCACGATCGCTTCACCGTCGACAGCCATGCTGGATGTGACGAACTTGAATAACCCCAGCCGCATCGTGCAGCAAATTCCGGGCCTCACCACGCCGGGAGATGTGACTCTGACGGTCAACTACTGGCCGGATGATCCCACACATGATGAGACGACAGGCCTGATTCATCTTTCGCAGACCAAGGAAATCCGACCCTATCGGGTGGTCTGCAACTACGATTTGACCGATCCATCCAAGCAATTGGTGGTGACGTTTGCGGGCTCGATCACAGGTCTGCCGCTGAATTTCCAGGGCACCGCCGTTATGAAACTGGTCGCGACGATCAAGCAGTATGGCGCCATGACGGTGGAGCATGGTCAGAACGTGATGCCGGTTTCCCAAGGCAAGCCCGCGAGGTTGAACTTCGGCAGATCGACGCTGGGCGCTCCGGCGGGTTCTCCGATTCCGACAAGACCCGTTCCCTCCATGCCATTGGCCAATGCGGCGCAAAGCACTTCGATCCAGGCTTAACCTATGCCCCAACGACAACCGAAGAAAATCGATCCCGTTCCGATCCTCCTCGCCGACGGCAAGGAACGCCATCTCTACTACACCTTCGAAGCCGCCGAAGTGATTGAGAAAGCGAACCAGGACAATTTACCCAAAACGCGGCAGATGATTGTCATGCTGCATGCCGGCCTCGTTCATGATGAACCCGATCTCACGCTTGAAAAGGTCCGCTCACTCTGCGAGATGGCGAATGCGGAGTATTACAACGACTGCATCCACGAAGCGCTGAACCTGCAGCAGGCAAACCCTACGCCGGCGCCGGAGGCGGACGCGATTCCCTCGGCGCCCGTCAACGGCCAGGCCCGACTGACTGGTACGAATTAGTCGGATTCGCGCGCCTTCACCTCCATGTGCCGCAGGAGGAATTCTGGCAGCTCACCCCGCGGCTCTTCTACGAGATGGTCGAACTCTGGCGGCGCTCAAACGAACACTGGGAAGCGGTGATTGGGCAGATTTCCTTGCTGTTCTATAACGCAAACAAGAAATCTGAGGCGCCGGATTTGACGTTGCGGGACTTCACCCCTAGCGCAAAGGCGTGGATCGAACCGGGCGCGCCAGGCGTGCATCGGCGGCCGGAATACGCGACTATGGGCGATCTCGACCGCTTTCTGAAGGGTATTCCTGGCATGCGGGTCCGTAGCTGAAGCAGATGAGCCCGCGATTTTGAGCGAGGCGAAGACTGCAATGGGGATGAGCCCGCGGTTCTGAGCGAGGCGAAGACTCCAATATGGAGACCTGGGAACGAGTCATCAACGTGATTCTCGGTCTGAAGACCGATCAGTACACGTCTGCCCTGGCCTCGATCGCAAAAGGCACGGATGCGGCGATGGCCAGCGTCCAGAAGTCCATGGGCACGGCGAACGTCTCAATGGAGGGCGTGACGCAGGCGGCCGCAAGCACCTCGGCCGCGATGGATCAGGTCGCAAAAACGAGCGCCGTCGCCGGCTTGGGAATGGATGCTGCTGCCAAGGGGACGAGCTCCACCACGGCGGCGATGACGGCCTTGAATGCGTCCACCACCGCAGCCGGGAGTGGACTCGGGTTGGTTTCTACTGCCGCGGCGAGTACGGCCAAGGCCACAGAAGCCAGCTCGGCAGCCATGAAATCGGCTTCCGAAAGCGCGAGTGGCCTCGCGGGATCCACAGCGAAGGCAGCCCAGGGAACCTCGCTCAATGCCGCGACCATGGAAAAAGCCTCGAGCGCGATCCGGCAGGCCGGCGAGACGGCGAATGCGACAGGCGGTTTCTTTCGAAATCTCGCGGATCGCGCGACGTCCGTGATTCCCGGCCTGGGGAGTCTGATGACGGTTGCCGGCGGCGTGGCAACGGGATTTGCCGGGCTGGGGATTGCCGAAAAAGTGGGCGGCTGGCTGCTCGATGTGGGGACGAAAGCCCTGGCGGGTTCGGCGGCTTTGAAAACCATCAACGAAACTGTTTCGAAAGCGCAGGACGCGTTTCAGCAAGCGGCTGGGAAAGGGATCGAGACGCTGGCGACCGCGATCACGCAGTTGTTGGGGCCATCACTCGAAAAACTCGTTTCCTGGGTGACCGAAGGGCTGAAATGGGTGACCGCTTTCGGCGACTGGTTCCAGAAATCGGGTATTCTCACGCAGATTGCGCAGAGTTTCTTTGATCGTGTGAGCGCAGGCTTTGGAGGCGTGGGCAATTCAGCCAAATCGGGCTTGGCCTTCCTTCTCGATAGCCTCGGCCTGCTTTCGACCAAACTCGATGCAAATGGCCAGGCAGTCATCGATTGGGCGGGCGTCTGGCAGAACACGCTGAAAGCGATTGCGACCAATATCATTCAATTTTTGGCCCTTGTCGATTTCGCGGGTACCAAGATACAAGGCACTTTGAACAGCCTCAATGATGCATTTGGGCATGCGGGCGATGTCGTACATAGCTGGTTGGTCGCGACAGGCAATGCCATCAGCGGGTTTTGGCAGAAATACATGCCCGATGTGGTCAAGAAAGCCACGGCTACCTTAGGCGATGCCTTTTCCTATAGCTTTGGCAAGCTCAACGATACGCTCAAACAAACTCCTGCTGCGACCAAGGGCGCAGCGGATTCGCTCGATGCCTATGTCCAGAA